AACTTTGAATGGTCGTAAGATCTTAGATGATGGTTCGCAATTCAAAAAAGATCTTGAAGAGGAATTGCGTGATCGTTATGAGTTACCACCACTTGATGCAGTAGGTTAAGATTTATGGCAATATCAAATACACCAGCACAAGATTATGTCCAATCTGACTATACTCATAGTGCACGTTTTAGAGCAAACGGATCTGCACAAGAACAAAAATTTATTGAAAACCTAGTAGTAGAAAGCATTGAAATTTATGGGCAAGACATATATTATGTACCGAGAACTATCGTCAATCGTGACGACGTTTTCGCAGAAGATTCGGACGGCAAGTTTGAATCGGCAAAACCAATCAGAGCCTATGTTAATAACGTCGAAGGATGGGAAGGACAAGGTGAGTTACTTACAAAATTTGGAATACGCATCGAAGATAAAACGACGTTTATATTCTCCCGTGAAAAGTTTAAAGAAAAGGTTGACGACTCTACAGTCCTTAATGTCGAAGGAAGACCCAACGAGGGGGATCTAATTTGGTTCCCAATAACAAAGCATTTATTTGAAATACAATTTGTAGAAGTCGAACGTCCTTTTTACCAGTTGGGTAAAGGGTATGTTTGGGAATGTCAATGTGAACTCTTCGAGTACAGTGACGAAGAGATCAATACTGGTATCACTGAACTTGATGCTGTTGAGACTGCCTTTGCTAATGCTATTACAGTTGGTCTTGTTGCAGGTGGTACTGGAGACTTTACCGTTGGTGAAATTGTCACTGGAGGTTCATCCAACGTAACTGCTGAGGTTAAATCTTGGGATAATACTACAAGAACACTTATTGTTATTAATCGTTCTGGAACATTTACAGTACCAGAAACTTTGACAGGTGGTAGTTCAGGTGCATCCTTTACAACTGCTACATATAATACGATTGACAATGCTAATACTGAGTACGATCAAAACAACGACTTTGAAACTCTTGACAATCAGATTATTGACTTTTCCGAGGCAAACCCATTCGGTTCAGTCGGATCTATTACTGACAACACAATCTAATGCTAGGAACTTATTCATACAACGAAATATTTCGTAAGACAATTGTATCTTTCGGAACTCTGTTTAATAACATAGAAATCCGTAGATCGGATGAGGTTATGAAAGTACCTCTTGCATATGGTCCTAAACAAAAATTCTTAGCACGTTTAGATCAGAATCCAGATCCTACAAATAAAAGAGTACAGATAACTCTTCCAAGACTTTCATTTGAGATTAATGATATATCATATGATGCAACAAGAAAAGTCTCACCTACACAAAAAATTAAATTTAAAAAAGACGCAGACGAAAATAGAAATGTATACATGCCTGTGCCATATAACATAGGTTTTGAGTTGGCAATTATAGCAAAGAACCAAGATGATGGACTGCAAATTATAGAACAGATATTACCTATATTCCAACCTCATTATAATCTATCTGTAAAATTATTAACAACTGTTGGAGAAACTAAAGACGTACCTATAGTCTTAAACAATATAGACTATGAAGATGATTATGAGGGAGATTTTGCAACTCGTAGAGCAATCATATACACTCTATCATTTACTGCTAAAACATATCTCTACGGTCCTGTCACAGATGCAAAAGTTGTCAGGAAGACTCAAGTCGATTACTATGCAAACACAGACACTGCTACAGCACCAAGAGCAAAGAGATATACTGTACAACCAGAATCTACTATTGATAGAGATGGTACAGTAGCAACAACTCTTTCTGGTACTATCAGTAAAACTGCTACTGGATTTGCAGTTGCTAATGCTTCTGGTATCAATCAATGGGACAACATATACATTGGTGCTGAACTCATGAGAGTCTCTAATAAAGTTGGTAATAATCTAAGTGTTATCAGAGGGTATGAGAAGTCAGTTCCTACAGTACATAGTGTAGGATCAAATGTATTCATCGTTAATGCTGATGATAATATTTTAGTAGAATCTGATGATGACTTTGGATTTGGTGAGATATACTCTGAGTTTACTGACATGAAGAAATATAATCCTGTAAGTGGACAGGATGAGAACATCTAATGGAATTTTCTGGATTAGATAAAGCATTTGGAGAAGAACCGAAAGGTGATTTGAAGAAGCATGTTGATAAAGTTAAACCTCTTCTTAAGAAAAGTCAAGAGGATGATGTAAGACATGACTACGAGACTGCACGTGCACAGATGCATAATCTAGTTTCTAAAGGACAAGAGGCAGTAGATGGGATCCTAGAGGTCGCACAGAGCAGTGATCATCCAAGAGCATATGAAGTTGCTGCATTGATGATTAAAAACGTTGCAGATACTACAGAGAAACTTATAGATTTACAACGAAAGATGAAAGAATTAGATGCAGAAGATAAGAAGGTGACTAACAATACTACCAATGCACTCTTCGTAGGAAGCACTACTGATTTACAGAAGATGTTAAAAAACATAAATAAAGATACGGAAGACAAGACAACAGACAAGAAATGACAGTTCTAAACGTATTAAGTACTAACGCCATTGCAGCAGGTGCAACAGAATATCAAGTTGTAAAGACTGGATTCTATCGTGTTGTAGCAACCGCAGGAGATGCTACTGTAGCATTTAATGATGGTCCTGCAATTACAATAATTCAAGACGAAGCAATACTACTTAAAGGTGGTAAGCCTGGTCATGCAAAAATTGTAAAAGGTGTTGATGATTCCACAGCAGATTATACATTAGGTAGACACCTACATGAAACATCATCAAGTCATCCATTCTCAGTGGGCGATTTTATTGCTGTAGAAGATGATGGTACTTCACCTGCTATTGATAGCAATTTTCTTTCTGCAGGAACTGTAGGTAAGAAGATAACTGCAGTTGTAGGTAACTTCGTTAGCACCGATATAGATTCTTCCAGTGCATCTGCAGATTACACATATGCTTCTGGTTCTCAGGCAGTTATGAAACGTGCTACTAAAGTGGCAGTTACAGGCAATGCTATAGCATTAGAAGAGATACAAGTAGTTGGTGGATAATGCCAGCTGTTAATCAAAAGGCAGAGAAAATTGTAATGGCGATGAAACGCAAAAAGAAAAGTTTCAATCGCTTATATGGTGATGACGCTAAGAGTGTCATGTATGCGACTGCCAATAAGTTAGCACAAAAGGAAAACTTAAAGGTTATGTATTATCAGGATTTCATGAAATTAGTAGAGGGCAACCCTACTACACGTATGTTAAGTAAGTCTAAGACAAAACAGACTGGCAACATAAGTGCTGACAGAGGATCAGATGAAAAGGACAATCGAGCAAAACGTAAAGGTCTCGAAAAAGATTTAAAGAAAAAAGGTATTGGTTACAAGAAGGGTGTAGGAGAGTATAAATACAAATCTGACGATGGCAAAGAAGGTACAGGTCGTGAGGTCACGTACCAAACAAGTCCTAAAAAAGGAATGTCAAAACGTAGATTTGGAAAAGTAATGCGTCGTCTTGGTCGTAAACATGGTCAAGAATCAGTAATTACAAAAGACAAAGACAAACCTGCAAGACTACACGATACACAAAGTAAGAAACCAAGCAAATCAGTAAATCTAGGGAAATCCAATCCAGGTAAAAATCCAAAAGGTGAAGGTGAGACATCAGGAACAAAGATCAGAAGTGGAAAACTCCCAAAAACAAACAAAAAAGCGTATCACTACAATTAAGAACGCTATAGATGCTCTACAAAAAGAGCATGATGAAAGTTGCTGTAAGCAACCCAGTAATAATGTTAGCAAAAAGCAATAATTGATACCAAACTACATACTGAATTGCTATACTATTATAGCTAGTATAGTAAATTTGTGCTGTTAAAATGTCACATTACACTGTAGGTTATCATGATAACTTCAACGGACTTCATGAGATCTGTGAGTATGCAGATGATGCATTCTCTGCAATAAAACAAGCAAGAGAAGATCTAACAGGATTTAACTCTCCAAACAGAGCAGAATATTGTATCAAAGAGGATTAAGATGAACGGAAGATTAAACAAGGTTGCGATGACAGACCGACTTATGAAACTCAAAAGGGAATTACACTATAAGTGTGAGATAGGAGAAAAGGGTGAATGGGAATGTAATGGAGCAAATGAATATCTCAACAAAACTTTTGCTATACTAGATGAATATTGGCAATGACCAATAGATTTAAAGAAATACTTCCTTATCATGAACCAAAACGTGTACCAATTCTTACGAGAATATGGAATTTTTTATTGAAATCACAACGTATGACTAAGAAGTACTTTAGATGACACATAGATAATACTAATATTACCTATTAACATATGTTATCTACACAATATCGTTTACGTCTTGAGACTATTTGTAAATCAATAGCAGCAGGACAGGAAGTAAGTATAAATGATATGATATGGGCAGAGAAACTGGCAAAGGCAAATACATCCGCAAGAGGTATATTAAGAACTGCTCGAAAGATGGCAAGAAATCCAGAGGATGTATTTACAAACCAAATGAATTTGGGAGATGTTGATAAAGAAATAAGGGGTTTCGGAAAACCCGAAGATGTGGTAGACTGGTTTCACGAAGATAGGTCAGATGACTGGAGGCAACGTGATTAACACACAGGGAATGTCGTATGGTAAAAGTGATGGTGGTAGATCACTTCAAGAACAACGTGATGCTATTCCACCTATGCAGGTGAATAAAATGAATCTTCTATCAGATTCATTAAAGATAGAGTTGAAACAACTCATTAATGAAGTATTAGATGAGAGAGAATATAAAAAGAAACTTGATGGTCCTTATGACTTTCCAGAAGATGAATCTGAAATTGTTATAGGTGAAGACGGATCAACTGAATGGTTATATAGAGGAACATATTAAGTGACAGATCCAAGTTTGCTTCATGTAGCA